AAATCACTTCTAGCCTGATTAACATTTCCACCCGCAGCCCATGCTCCAACAGGAGTGTTCGCTGTAAATTCTTCTGTTAATGCAGATTGGCTTGTTCCACCAAATGCTAAACCCGATAAATTACTTGCACCTGCTCCAGCTAACGTATTACGAGCAGTGCTTAAATCACCAGTCTCTGCCCATGCAGATCCATTCCAAGATTCTGTTAAAGCTATATTTCCTGTATTATCTTGACCACCAAATGATAATGCAGATGTTTGTGTCCCACCAGAAGCTCCATAAACCACTGCACTATTTAAATCTGTTGTTTCTGTCCAAGCACTTCCATTCCAAGACTCATTTAAAACAACTCCTGCAGGTTCAGGGCTACCTCCAAAATAAATTGCATCTGTAGATTCACCAGATCCTGCTGCAGCATATCTGTCAGAATTTGTATCTGTAGTTTCGGTCCAAGAAGATCCATTCCATACTTCTACCCAACCATAAGGACTAACAGCGCCACCTACTAATAATGCAGCGGTGCTTGATCCAAAACCGACACCACTAGATCTTCCAGTGTTTATATCACCAACTTCAGTCCAATTTGATCCATTCCATACTTCTGTTTGAGTATTATTTACATTAGGGCTATGTTGAAAACCACCAGCTAAAAGTCCAGCTGTATATGCACTAACACCACCAGCAATACCTCCACCCATTCTTGCAGTATTTAAATCATTAACTTCAGTCCAAGTTGTACCATCATAACGTTCTACATTAGCCACGGCATTTGGATATTCACCGCCAGCAATTATTGCTGCCGTCTGTGTTCCACCAACTCCTAATTGACAATTATCTCTTCCAGTGTTTAGGTTATTACCAGTTCTCCAAGATGCTAATATGTTTGGAAATTGATATTTAAAATCTATGTTTGTTGAATCAAAAAATACCTGACCTGTTTCTGCAGTAGGGATATTACCCGCATTATTTCGGACTGCCGTCCCAACGATATCCTTATAATTAGCCATGATTAATTATTCTTTAGCAGCCAGCCCTGTGTTCCGTCTGTATACACTAAAGTATTTCCTGCTCTTTCTGTTGAAACTGTTAAATCATCTGTTGATCCATGAATCTTTTCCGAACCATTTGCTGAAATAGTAAATGTATTTGAATCAAAAGTTCCTGCGTAGTCTATAAATACAACTTCATCACCTATGCTTCCTGCAGGTAAATTCATCGTTATCACGCCACTTGTTGTGTTTACAAAATAACCCTCACCAGCTGCTGCTGTGAAAGTAGAAGTTTTTACTGCTTGCCATGAAGTACCGCCCGATACTTCTGCAAATGATAGTTGACCAACACCCGTTGTACCTGAACCAGATACTGATGCTACTTTTAAAAATCTATCTGCTGTTACATTTCCAGTTGGGAATTTTAGTTCATACGACTGCCCAGAGCTATGTGGAGGTGATGTAAGTTTAATGCCGTGGGAGTTAGATTCACAATTCAATTGAATTGAACCTGGATTTGTTGCACCAAGAACTTCTATAAGACCTGTTCCTTTAGGTCCAACTTTTAAATTTATATTAGAGTCACCACCTGTTGCTTGTATAGATGGTGCATTACTTGTTGCAGCGTTTGTTATATCTATTTGGTTTACTGCAGATGAGGTAGTTTGAAATACTATTTGTTCGTTTCCATTCTCATCATTAATTCCATGAGCATCATCAAATGCTATGTTAAAACTATTAGTATCTAGGTCACCACCTAATTGTGGCGATGTATCATCTACAAGATCTCCACCAGTTTGAACTTCTATGATATCTGGATTTGTGCTATCGTTTGCAGTCGCAAATACTATTTTAGTTGTTTTTTGTGTTGCTGAAAAAGTAAATGTTGAACCAGATCCTGATGCATATTTAAATTGA